AACTTGGTTGGTTAGCTTTTCATTGGATGGCTCTTTCAAAGTAGCTTCTTGTTCAGAAAGATAAAAATCACAACCTAGAATGGGTTTGAAATTACCTGAGATTATTTTCTGAAAGTCAACAGCTCCAGAAACGGTTCCGTAGTCCGTTAGAGCGCAAGCCTCTACGCCTATCTCTTCGAGACGACCAGCTATATGTTTTGTTTGAGAAAGTCCGGAGAGTAAAGAGTATTCGCTATGGACATGAAGAGGTACATAAGTCATGCTTCTATTCCTGTTATATCTTTGTGTAGTTGGTCTATTGATAAATTATACATGTCAACATGTGTTTTGAAGTTATTTGTTTTGTCAACTTTTCCCTTTTTCCAAATTACGGCCCTTTCCATATACTCTTCGGCAGACATAAACCCACAAAGCCAAACGTTCTTCAACCCATAATAGCTTTTAGGATGCGTATTGCTAGACCTTTCAAATTCAAGACTAATAAAAGCGTAGACGTCCGGCTTCTGGTGGGTGCTAGTATGTGCCACAGAAACATCGTAGTTGCTACGAGGCCTTACCGTTCTCCTCTTCGTCTTTACCTCTACTCTGTTTCCATCTTTCATTAACAGGTCATGATTATACTTATCTAGTCCTCTATTGTTGCTTACTATCTCAGCCCCAATATGGGGAGCCAAAGCTTCTTCCCCTAAGTAGCCTGCTAAGTTTCCTCTACCCTTAAGAATAGAATTTCTGATTGAGCCTAGATTATTAGCCTTTGCCTTAGCTCGATCTAACATGTCTTTAGAGAATGGTAATGAAATCATACTTCTCCCGGAGCCTTATACTTTCCAATTGCGTGTTCAGGTTCTTTCATATTGTCAGTAACCCACTCTATACCATTCTTTTCTATCATATATTTAGTCTGCTCACACTTTGTCATGTACTCACCATAGTTGCTAACGGCCCCAAACCGACGCTCTATAAGAGGAGTAATTTCCGTGCCTTCGAATGTGCTCTTTCCTGAGGAACAAAGCCTGCGACACTTCCAGCTCTTATTGAGTTGGGGAATTTCAGTTTCTTTAATCAGCTCATACTTTTTACGAAGCATCTCTAGAGTAATTGGGATGTCGCTATCTTGAAAGTGTATAGTAAATGGGCCACCATCGTTCATAAAATGGACAGTCACTAAGAAAGTCTTAGCCTCAGGATACATCTTCTTACAGGCTAGATGATACATTCTCAACTGAATATCTTTCTCTAGCTTCGCATGAGTTTTTTCCTTTCCTGTTGCCCAGTCAAGCCGCTTCCCAGTTTTCCAGTCAATAATTTCGTAGGTGTCGTCTCCAACGTCTGTTATAAGGTCTATTGTACCCTTAAGTGCGAGTCTTCCTTCTAGTTTAGTCCCGTCCTCTAACGTGTAATCATACTTAGCCCAGTCTTCATCTATCTCAAAATCAAAATGAGGCTCGGTATCAACAACGTTTCTATTTTTTGGGTCAAAAAACCCATCATGGTCATCGAATATTTTCCAGACCCATGCTCGGCAATGTTTTTTATCGCTTGGTATCCATTTGTGATGCGGTAATCGAGAGGTATAGTACTCATAAACCTTTTCTATGATCTCGTCCAAATACTCTGGGTCATAGTTATCAGTTTGTATGTTGCCTATCTCTGAATCTTTAAGAATAAGCTCTCCTTCTTGCAGGGCCTTCTTGGCTCTGGCTGCCAACTCTAAAATTTTATGAACTATAGTCCCTTTGTCTGCCTTCTTGCCAGACAGACCTCTCCATCCTAGGCCGTATTCCATATAGTATTGCATGGGACACATACGGTGGCAATTAAAGGAGCTGCTTCTAAAATAAACAATCGGTATACTCATACTACTCTTTCTCCTTAGGCTCAGCCAGTCGAGGAATTACTTCTTCTAGGTGCTCTAAGGCATAATAGATTTTCTCGTTCTGTTCGGGAATTGTGAGGTCTGCATTATCTACTACGACATCGCAACTAGATAGTGTTTCTCCAATTTCACTTTCACTAGAGTGTGAATCTGTCCCTTTATAAATGTCCTTGGTAAGACCCAACACAAAGCCTCCCTGCTTTTGAATCTCTTCTATTTCGTTTTTAAATCTTATGTCAGACACTAACGCTAGTTCTGAACCGTCTGTTTCTACTTTAGACAAAAAGGAATCTAGCCATACTTTATGGTTCATCTTTCTAAAGATATCAGTTCCCACATATTGTAGGACTTCTCTAGCAGTCAGCTTACCCTTAGCATGAACTAAAAGACCTAGAGAGCTGGCTTGTTCTTTAGTAAATCCCTTTTTCTTTAGCTCTCCCGGAGATATAACGCCCGGCATATCTTCCCATTTTAAATTGGTTTTACTGTTCTTATCTTTATCTGTTCCAAAGACTTGCTCTCTCTCTAGACCTAGGATACTAATAGCCATTTCTTTAAGTGTATCTGCTAAGGCATACAATCGAATATATTTTCCAAGTTCATTTTCAAAAAGACTCTCTATATCTACATGAGGCTCTTTGAATAGAAAAAAATCTTTTCCGGTTGGGTTCTCTCCGAATATATCTGTAACCTCAATCTCCCCACTGTCGGAAAGCCTAGATGTTCTACATATTCCTAGCTCGGCAAGCTTCATTGCAAGTATACAATTACAAACAGTGTTTTTACCGCTTTGTTTTTTGCCAGCAACTGCTATAATCTGTGTCATAATTGTCCCTATTAGTTGTTAAGTTCTGGGTAAAGGACATTCAAAACCTCTAGACGATCTAGAGCGTCCACAAGAAGGTCTAAGGCCTCGTCTAGGTTCTGATGAAAATCGCCAGTTGAGTGATCTCCAATACCAGCAGCGTTGTTCGTTAACAGCTCAAGGGATAGCTTAGCTTTTTCTTGGTCTGCAACGGCTTTGTGATACATGTAACTAATGGCATAACTTTTTACGTCTTTTTGGGTCATGTTAAATTTCCTTATAAGCGTCCATAGCTTGTTGAATGAAGGGTTTAATGTCAGATGTTACACCATCTACATTGAGATCAGCAACATCATTAGCATTGAATCTAGGGAAGTATAGTCGATACAATCTACTACAAACTTCTTCGATTTTAGCCGCCGCCTTCTTCCCCGCTTCGTCATTGTCCATTAAGCAGACTATAGATAAAGCGCCGGACTCGTCCAGCAGATGTTTTTGATCGTTATTGAATGCAGTACCAAAAATAGCTACAGCATTGTATATTCCAGCTTCGGCTAACCGCCATACGTTTCCCGGCGATTCAACGAGAATTGCAACGCCTGTGTCTAGCATATAGTTTTTAGCCTTCCAATAATTATACAACCACTTTTCTTTCTGGAAGCCTTTACTGTGCATCCATTTCGGGAAGTGCCTGCAATTTTCTTTTGGAGGATGATAATGCTTGCACTCTTCACATTTGGGGTGAATACTCCTACCTGTACAACCAACAATATACTTATGGTCATTGTCATAGATTGGAACAACAGCTCTTTGATACATAGGTTTGCGAGGATTATCACAATAGCCAACATCATATTCTTCTAAGATCTTTTTATCGAAGCCTCTGTCTACGTAATACTTAGCTGGAACCTCTAGTTTTTCTCTGTACTGCTCTTGCGTTATTCCAAGACCTCTCGCTTCTTTTGTAGAGAGAGAATTGACTAGGCTGCCAAACTTCATTTTTTCAATATTTACTGTTTCGCTCTTTAAAGAGTTAAAGTCCTGCTTAAGAAAGGATAATAAAAACTCTACAGCTTCGGAGAAATTAGCTTCCTTGTCTCCTTCCTTTTCCCAGTTATATTCGAACCTAGAGAGACATCCTCTTATAAAATGTATCAAGCTATTGCCGAACAAATCTTCGCATTGATGAGTCCTGCATTTAAAGTGAACCTTATAGTCTCCCTTAGGGTACATGTTTAAAGCTGTAGGATTGTCTCCGCCATGTATCGGGCAGCAGGACTTTATAAGTATCTCGTTCCTATAGCTAGCTCTTATCCCAAAGTACTCATAGATTTGGTCTATGTGCTGTGCCGCTAGGGCGGATAGTTGTTTTAGTTTGCCAAAGTCCCCATACTTATACGAATGGGATGTCTTCGCTTGGTGAGTATTGTTCTGGTTCATTTTCGTATGTGTTATCCTCTAGTTCGAAGGCTGTCTTTCCTTCTGATATCCTAGCATAGGCTCCATTCATCATTATATTGATATAATCTTTGTCTTCTAATCCTTCTCCATGTCGAGAGATGACGGGAACCAGCTTACGATTTCCATTTTCCGGTCCTAAATTTAGACACTGAAATGAGAAAAGAAGATCATCAAAACAGGAT